AATATGTAGGTAGTACAACTGTACCAACTGCTTCAGATACTTTTGGTGTTACTTCGCATAGCAATTCTAAAAACGATATATGGTTATAGATTGCTGGAGATGACGGAGCCTGTTCATCTCGGTGCGTAATACTTTTAGAGTGTTCTCTAAACTCAGCAGCAAGGCTAACCGCTCTTTCTTTGGGTATAAATTCTCTAAGTATTAGATAATTGTTATTAACGAGATAAGGCGTCATAGGTAACTTTACGCAGCGTCGACTTCTGCTTCTGTACTAGCAGAGGCAACGACAGCCTTGCGCTGCCAAGACTCTTGATAGGCCTCATTAACGTGCGTCAACATAGCGGACGATAGCGCTACAACATCATCTGATGACATAAGAATATTCTGATTATCCTTAGTCCGCCAAACAAAATTGTTTGGCAGTAGAACGCCTGCGCTAATAGTCGCTACAACACTAGTTAGATTTGCACGACTTTGAGTATCACAATCCCATGTGTAATTATTCCAAACTACGCCAGAAGAAATAGCATTGTCACGAGCGCGCTCTACTAATCTGGTTTTGCGATTCTTAGCAAGGTCAAGCGACCACGGATAGTACGTATATATTTGTGTACCAACTTTGTAGTTAATATATCCGAGTGCTTCCCAGAACGAAGCAGTTTCATCAGATGCGTTACCAAAAATAGGTACACCCAGAGCAATGGCGTCATCTGTAAACCTTCTGGCAGCAAATGCGTCTGCCATGCGTACAATCCAAACGCCAACTAAAAGGCCGTCATTTCTAACACGCGGGATAGCGTAAAGATTTTTATAATCGGCTGTAACTAAAATATCTACGCTCTGCGGGTTAGCAGAAGGATACTGCTGCTCAATAGTATCAATAGTGTTGTAGTAAATATCTACATCACTAGGTTCTTCGGCTACTACTTGGTGTTGCCAGGCGTCAATAACCCAATCAAATTCATCAAAGGAATCCAGACTCCGATTCTCTCGTGCATCCGTATACTCAACCCAACCCGATGAACCGAACCACTGAATTGCATGGATATCACTTGGCAGGCGAGACAGATCAAGATTAGCCCTACCATTGCCATCAATAGAAACATACTTATCTACTGGAATAACAGTAACTTTCATTTGATCACCTCTGCGGACAACAGATTTTCTTTAGGTCTTTCTTCGTTACTTATTGTGGCTAGTAACAAATTCTGACTAGCGGCGTTAGCCTTTACCATCTCGTTTCTAAATGACTCAACTGCTGCTCCAGTCTGTCGTTGCTGCTGCGAGTTTTCAATTAGAAGAATCGGCATCCACGGTACAGCACAACCCCACTCATCTATTTCTCTACCTGTATTTGGATTGGTACCTCTAAGTTGCATAAACCATGCGCACTTAAACTGGATACAGTCCTTCTTTAGTAAGGGGCATAGTGTTCCCGGCTTAAGTTCCATTAGGCCTTGCTCGCAAAGATAACGTCAACATACTGAACTGCAAGGTCAATTGCAGAACCAGTAAATGCTAGTGTACCAACCGGGTGAGTGTGAGACCCATCGCCACCAGTGGCACCACTAGTGAGTGGACTAGCAACCCATGTACCAGCAGAGGGGCCGAGTACTCTACTAGTCGGTTGAGGTGATTTAGGACTAAGGGAATAAAGTGTGTATGGGTGTGTGTGGCTTGGGATTTGTGGAGTAGTAAGCGTTGTAGCACCGGCGGCACCACCAAGAGTACCGCTAGGTGTTTGGGAAGCAAAGGCAGTTGTAAACGCTACACTACCACCAGATCCAGCCGAACCACTTACAACACGCAACGCCTTGTTGTCATGTGTAGTGATCTTTGTCCAACCAGTCGGAGCGGCAGTTTGTTGGAACAGCATTATGGTTCCGGACGGGAATCCATTAGCCGTAATATATTCTTCCAAACCTAATGCGGTAATCCGAAGTTCGAGTCTGTCACCGGCAGAGTAGGCTCTAGCAGTAGTACTTTCTTGACCACGAACAACGGTCAGTATGTCACTTGAACGCGCAGTAACCTTAACAATTTCAAGGTTATTGGATACGTCAATCAAAGTCGCGTAGAAGTAGTCACCGACTACAAGCGAAGGGAAATTTGCCCCCTGTCCGGTCTGCAACGTAATTGATGTACCAGTAGACGTAATGCCTGTTAGCAATACGCCAAATGCGTTGTTCTTGATCTTGATGCCCATGCTAGAGCCTCACTACCTTAGTTGATCGTAACAGTCCACTGAATAGTCAGCGTATCAGAAGCACCCTTGTTGATAACTGAATAGGTCGTACGACAAAGCATCGTGCCAGCAGAAGCAGCGTTGAAGATACCTGCTTCAACCAGAGCACCAGTACCAACACCAGCGCCAAACGTGCAGTTGAATACAACCGAGTTAGTCGAAACGGTGGTGCTACTCAAAGCCGTACGGCTAGAAGCAACTTCTGCGCCAAGCGTAGTATCACCAGAAGCCGCTGCGGTACTACTAGTACCGACTGCCATATGCGACATGACAGTTGAAGTAGCATCTTTGATGCGGGACGCAATGAACGAACGGCCAGCAAGAACAACAAGGTTATCAATTTCCTTTTGTTCCTTCAGTTCACCATCCGGGCCGGTAAGGGTCAGGGTCAGTTTACCCGTAACCTTGATATCATCGACAAGCATGATTTACTCCTTAGTTAAGGGTTGCCCCATTAAAAGTATACAGGTTAACCTGAGATCCGTTAACACTATACAAAACGTACGTTATTGAATCCGAAGTACTACTACTGTCAGACAACGGCGTTATAAGTAGAGGTTCAATTACATCGGCTGTAGTTACTGCATCTGTAAGAACCTTGACGATCGTGTAAACCTGAGACTCAGAATGATCAGTACTATCGGTAAGTACTTTAACAACCGTTGCTACAGTGTTGTCTGTAGTACTACTAGAGTCGGTTAGGATACTAGTCGCACTAAATACTGCGGCATCGGCTGTTGTTGTAGAGTCGGTAGGACTTCTTTGGATATCCCATACAGTACTAGTAGTGTCACTTGTAGAAAGGGTATCAGAGAGAATTTTTGTAGCGGCTAACTCTGTTGCATCAGAAGTTGTTGCATTGTCTGCAAGAACCTTTGTGACTAAATACGCTTGAACATCAACACTAGTAGCAGTGTCATCCAACACTTTGTTAGTAGTCAGTACCGCCGTATCAGTATTTGTTGTACTGTCAGAATACGTACGCTGGATAGTCCAGGTAGCAATAAGCGCATCAGTATGTGTAGTTAGATCACTTAGGACTTTGATAAGTGTCTTTTCATCAGTATCTGTAGTACTAGCCGTATCTGAGACTACTTTCGTAACCGACTGCGCAACGCTATCACTGGTCGTTGCCGTATCAGTAAGAACTTTGGAAGTGCTATATATCGCGCTATCTGCGGTACTTACTGAATCTGTCGGGCCTGTAGTGACCGTCTTTGCTACATCGTCAGATACGCTAACTGAGTCCAGTAGGACTTTACCAACAGACGTAACAATTCCATCAGCATTAGTAATTACATCTATGAGAACTGATGTAGCGTCAAAAGATAGTTGGTCGTCTGTTGTTACTGCGTCATCAAGTCGAGGGATGACGGGGAAGAATATAGATACCCCAATGTAGGGGTATTGAGCAGCCGATACAGGTTCAGAGTAAGTAACCGCAGCAGACAAAATGCCTGCGGTTAGGGCAGCAGCGGCTTTTGGTGCATAGACGCCAGCAACTACCCTCAGCAGACTTTCGGCAGACTTTCTGCGGAAGATAGTACTGATGCTGTGGCTACGATCGTACCGGACGCGGGGACGGAAGCCTGTGCCCGAATGACCGGCATTTAGAACTCTCCGCGTACTCTGAACTTCAACATGTCATAGACAGTTTGAGTACCACTACTACCATAGGTGATTTGAATCTCACCTTCGTACATACCAGGGTCTACATTAAGTACACCGCCGGTGAAGTTGAAGAAGACCTTACCGTCTGCGCCACCAGTAGACTTAGTGCAGGATATAGTCGAAAGCAACGTACTTGAACCGGCGAGACGGAACTTGACTGAAACAGACGTAGTAGCACCACTAAGGTCAATCGGAAGCCCCGTCGCCTCGTCGGTAAGCGTCAGTTGAATATCGGGTTTTGAGTCGCCCTGAACAAGACGGATAACGTCAGTCATAAGTCACCTATGCAAACGGACGCATTTGAACAGACATACTTGCCCGTGCTGCACCAAGATTGGCACGAGCACGACGCTCGGAGAGTTTGAACGCAAACTGCTTAGCGTGGTATGAAGCCAACTCTCGGTCAGTCCAGTTACGATCAGGAAGAACCAAAAGATGTTGTAGTGCGCCGTGCATTATTACATTTTCAAGATCATCAAACGCAGACTTGTCCATATCGTCAGCATCACGCAACGGCTTTAGGGCAACAATCATACGAACGTCATACGTTCTAGCACTATCGGGGACAGGGGCTACTACAAAGTTTTCTACATCAATCTGGCATACGAACCTAGGAGTGCTGCGCTTAGTAGTGTCGCTACTAGGCCAATCAGGGTAGTGCGTATGCAGTTGTTCCAAAGTCACAGGAGAGATCGTCTCTCCATTAAGCGACACAGTTAGAAACGCATGAATCTCAGACCCCGTAGGATTTTCGTACGGATATTCGTAGACCCCAGGTGTAAGGCGAATAGCAGGCTGCTCATCCCGCCAAGCAGGGGTGCGTTCGCAAGCCTCGATCGCTGCATCTCGAATGTATTGCTGGACAATCGGAGTAGGACAACCAGGCACACTAGGAGCCAGGCGGTTAACCAGCGAGAGGAATGTGCGCTGAGTCATGTTAGATCACCTGCTTAGGATCTAGACCTGCTTCCTCAGTATCGGTAGCAACACGCGATTGAGCCGAGGTTCCAAGGGACTGCATGAATGAATCCATGAATAGTTTCGCACGGCCAGAATTTACGTGCTCGTTATCTACAGACTCAGCCAGGAAGACAGTTCCATCCACGATTACAGGGAAGTACGCTTCAGGAAGAAGCGCTACTGTTTGATCCACCGTATATGTTGGAGGAGTTTGTGCATATTCAACAATAAGTACCTGACTAGCAGGTGCTTTTGGGTATATAAAGAACCGGTTCTGATTGCGTGTATGACGCATCCAGTTAACAGTCGGGCCAGCAGGATCACTAGCCCACAAGGGGTACGTTTGATCCAGTACCTCGCGGTTAACTTCGGTCACAGAACTACCCCCCTGTACCTGGAATACTTCCATGATACGAATAGATTCTGAGGGCATAGATTGCAGCACACTGCCAGCGGTACAAGTAATTGTGCCGATGTAGGCGAAGAGATCAGGACGAAGTACAGCCATACGCTTTAGTGCTTGGTTAGCAAACCCAAGCAGGAACGTATCGCTATACCGTAGCGGTTCTTCAGTATCCTGAAGGATACGGCGTACTTCAGTGATCACTTCGCCTAGGGTCATTACGGCAATCCTCTCGAGGCTTCTTCAGCGAGTTCCGGAGGAGTGAATACCGGCGGCTCGGGAATTTCTTCAGTAGACAAATCCAACTTACTCTTACGACCGCGCTGAGCCTTCGGGATGTGATTTTCCGGATAGGCTTCCTCTTCCGTCACTTCTTCACAAAGCGGATTTTCCGCAAGGATTGGGTTCCAGTCATAGATAAACCCATCCTTCTTGTTACGAAGATACTTAGTTGCCATTATAACTCCTTGTCACTTCATCTTCTTCAGCGTCTGCGCTAGCCGCGCTCGCTGACCCATTTTGCCAGGGGCTTTAGCAGCCTTAGCAAGCGTTGAAGAAGGGATAGTCTCACCCTTCTTAATACCAAGAGCCTGACGCAAAGCGCCCGGCTTCTTAATTGCTTTCTGGATCCATTTTTCAGCCATGATTATTTATCCTTACGTTTACCGGACGGCGTTACTGGCCAAGATTCTCGATTAGGCCCAGTCTTCTTAGCCGCCATACTCTTCTTCTCAGCGGCTGACATTTTCTTTACTGCGGCTTCAGGACGACAGGCTGGATATTCTCTGGATGACTTCTCAGACCCAGAGCGACCACACTCCTTACCGGTTTTTACATCTACCCATTTTTCACCAAACCACTTGCCAAGTCCACCCTTAGCCATTCTTCTTCACCCGATTGTCAGCGCCAGACCAACCGCCGCCGCGTTTCTTATATTCCTTTGAAGCCCAAGCATTAGCATAAGCACTCGGATATACATCAAACTTCTTCTTGGCTTCCGCTTTTACGCGGTTCCAAAGAGACGGATTAGTTGGTTTAGGAGAGGCCATATCAGCAGTTCCAAGCCTTAAGCGACTTGTTAATTCGGCTGTTTGGATCGCGTGCGGTTTTCTCGGAGGTAAGTTTCTTCTTCATACCTTCCATACGAGCGCAGAAAGACTTGCGGCGACCAGCGTCTTCCTTCGTCTTCGGATTAGGTGCAGGCGGTTTAAGTCCCGGTTTACCAGGATTGGCTGCATTGTAAGCGGCTCGCCCCTTAGCATTAAGCCCGCCTTTAGGGTCTTTACCTTCCTTGCGTTGCCATGCGGGGGACTTAGCCATTACACCACCTCATAGAAGACCGTAGTTTTAGCAGACGTGGGAAGCGTTACATGGATACCATTATTAAATAGAATCCCATCGCCAGGAATATTCAGACTAATAGGTTGCAGACCAGTCTGGATATTGAATTGAAGTCGGACGGGGCCAGAGCCACTTCCATCACGATAGATAACATCACCAGCGGTACCACCACTGACAGTCTGATAAGCCCGCAGTTGGCAACGGCCAGTGACAAGAACACCAGTAGTGTCGGTATGACTAGCAGTAATATTCGACATCTTGCTCTCCTTAGAAGTAGGGGGCCGAAGCCCCCCACCCTTCTAGCCTTAGTTCATATCCGTGAACAGGGCAAACAGACGAACAACAGCGGCGGCCGGAACGGCAGTACCGATCGTGATGTCGATGGTATCCGCAGCAGAGTACAACTTACCACCACTCAGCGTGGGGGCAAAGGCACCAGACGACAGAACCGGAACACCACCAGAAGTACCAGTAGCGTTAGCCGAAGTAGCAGCCAAATAACCGGCGGCGGCGCTGCCGTCACCGATAGAAATGGTGCTAGTAACGCCAGCGGCGGTGCTAACCACCATACCTACGTTAGACACAATAGTGCCAGCAGGAACCGGGATCACTTCCAGAACGTCCGAAGCGGCCAGGGCGGTTGCACCAGCAGCGGTACGAGCGGCGATGATTGCGGGAAAGTCAAGGGTAACTTCCACACGGCTGACCTTGTTCAGAGCGTCACCAGCGGGGTAGGCAGCAGTGCCCTTGTTAAAGCCAAGCGAATCGGTATAAGTAGCCATTTGAAGTCTCCTAGAGAATTGGCTATGGGGGGCTTACGCCCCCCATTGATTACGACAGAGTAACGATGCCTTGAGCCAGAGCCTCGGGCTTCACCACCTTGTAGCCATAGACTTGCAGGCCACGGATGATGTTACCGAAGGTGGTCTCCGAGCGGATGGTTTCCATATTCGTCATCTGCGATGCGAAGGTGAAGCCCATCTTGTGACCAGCGATAAGGCTGAACTTACCGCTCGACACGCTCAGGTTATGCGACATGTAGACAGTGAAACGGTCGATCATGCCCAGGCGGCCGTTACGAAGAACCGAAACGCTATCACCAGTGATAGAGACGTCCTTCAGATCCGACTTCTTGATCATGCCAGCCATCTTAGCCGGGATAATCAGGAAGCGGTCGCTTTCCGGAGCGTTTGCTTCGTCAAGAACCGTGCCCAGATCAACAATGTAATCCAGAACGGTGGACTTCGAGATAGCAACCGGACTACCGCTCGTGCCAAGGTTGATGTTGGCGGTAATGCGGCCAGCGCTACCGCCCTTATTAACGGCGGAGATATCCGGCAGGATATCGGTCAGAACGCGTTGGTCGATCTTGATCTTCATACGCTCGGAAGCGTCCTTCGACCAAGTATCCATCAGATTGATGTCAGACTGAACCTTGTCCACATCATCTTCGATACAAGCAAAGTATTCGCCCTTGTCGATGACCAGTTGCAACTTCGGCTTGTCGGGATTATCGAA